AACTATTTAACTATTTAACTATTTAACTATTTAACTATTTAACTATTTAACTATTTAACTATTTAACTATTTAACTATTTAACTATTTAACTATTTAACTATTTAACTATTTAACTATTTAACTATATCTATATCCAGATACTGGTACATCCCTTCCAAAATATGATTCCGAAGGGTTCTTTATCATATCTTTAACTTTTTTCTCGATCACCGCTTCCCAACTTATCCACAGTATTAATATTACCAATATTATCTGAATTGCTACTAACGCACTTAACCATTTGTAGTTAAATTCTAGCCCTCCACCATATTCAGTTTCTCCAAATATTCCTGCTGTCGACGACATCCCTTTTAAATATGTATTATATATTAAAAGAAATAAAAAAATATTTATTTAATAAAATTGAATCTAACATTTCTAATCTATAACTGCTCAAATGGCCACGCATCCTGATAATCTGGAATTATGTGCGAATTGTAATTCAATGATTCCATCCACTAATATTATTCCTCATTCAGCCGTTTGCTTTAGACGTAATATAAGATGTAAATTATGTTCGGCTATTATAGATTCTCTTTATCCTTCTCTTCATATGGATGGGCATAGCTTTATCAGATGTTCTTGTGGTGTTGATGTTGAAAAAAGATTATTGAGTAATCATCAATCTAATTCTTGTATTATGAGACTCGTTGCTTGCACTTTTTGCGAGTTGCAACTTAAATTTAATGAAATGACCGATCACGAATCTGATTGTGGTAATCGTACTGAGGAGTGTGAAAAATGTCATAAACGAGTATTAATTCGCCTCCTGAGAACTAGCCATACGTGTTGCTTCAAATGTCCAAATTGCTCATTAATTTTCTCTTCCGATTCTGATCCTAGATATATCGTCCATCGTACTACACATTACCATACTGGTCATGATTGTATGGATGAAGCTACAGAGTCCTTGTTTCGGGATTATGAGCATGATATCCCATAAGGCAATATATTTAAAATTGAATTTTTTTATATTATTATTATTATTAAATTTAAACGTTTAAAATATGGATCATCGAGTTGGATCTATTATAGATACCCAAATCGCTATTAAAAAAATTAAAGATTATTTTCAAACTAATCTTGCTAACCAATTAAATTTAACTCGTGTAACTTGTCCTAGATTTGTTTTGGCTAATACTGGTCTTAACGATAATCTTAATGGTGTTGAAATGCCTGTTTCTTTTAACTCTAATGGTATGAATGTCGAGATTGTACAATCTTTAGCTAAATGGAAAAGAGATGCATTACATAAATATAATTTTAAAGTTGGTGAGGGTATTTATACTGATATGGATGCTATTCGTAAAGATGAAATTCTTGATGATATTCATTCGATTTATGTTGATCAATGGGATTGGGAATTAATTATTAATGAGACCACAAGTCGCTCTCTTAATTTTCTTAAATTTATTGTTAATAAAATTTATAGTGTTATTTTATTGACAGAAAATTATGTTGCCTGTTTATATCCTCACCTTGTTCCTGAATTACCCCCTAATATCTTTTTCATCTCTTCTGAAGATTTACTTAAAATGTTTCCTAATAATACCCCAATTGAACGGGAAAATCGCATTTGCGAACGTTATAAAGCCGTTTTTATTATTGGTATTGGTAATACTCTTAGCGACGGTTCTAAACATGATTCAAGGGCCCCTGATTATGATGATTGGATTAATTGTCTAAATGGTGATATTCTTGTTTGGAATCCAATTCTTAAACGTTCATTTGAATTATCCTCTATGGGTATTCGTGTTAATAAGGATTCTCTAATAAAACAATTGACTCTTACTAATAATTTAGATCGATGCAAATTACCTTGGCATCAGTCACTACTTAATGGTGAATTACCACAAACTATCGGCGGCGGTATTGGACAGTCGAGACTTTGCATGTATTATTTACGTAAATCTCATATTGGAGAAGTTCAATGCGGGGTTTGGCCTGATTCTATGATTTCTGCACTTAAATCGAAAAATATTGAACTTCTTTAATTTACTAATTTACTAATTTACTAATTTACTAATTTACTAATTTACTAATTTACTAATTTACTAATTTACTAATTTACTAATTTATTAAGTCATCTAATTTATTATTTTAATATTTTTTTATTTTGATTTATATATATTTACAAATATGGAAAATATCACTCTTGTTCTTATTGTTCTATTAACTATTCTTGTTTTATATTATTTTGGTTTTGTTGGGGTGCAGGTTGGACATATTGCTGAACCATTTCAACTCTGGACCAAAAAAATATTGTAAATTTTATATTTAATTGTCAAATTTCTTGAAATATGGTTTTTGAGTTGATAATCCCGTTGTGCCTATCCTTATTATTTTACATGAATATTCTGATTTATCCTTATAATCCCTAACCACCTCATAGCGGTCAAAATATCCTGTTGATGGATGTTTGCTTATCGCATATATCTTTATATTTTTTGTTGGTAATGTATATACAGATATATATTGCTGATTGTCTTTCGCATACCGCGAATTATATCTAAATTCTGATGGCATCTCGAGAAATACCACCGAGACCCCCATAGTTAATAACTTTTCTACTACATAATATATTGGCTTATTCTCTATTGATAGATTGAAATTATTTGGATTATTCGCTTTCTCGAATGGTGGATCTATACTTATTACTGAACTGTGGGTCATATTTGAAGCAACAAAATCATAGTCGAATCTCTTATTTAATAATGTAAATTTTTCTTCATATCCATATAATTCTACATTATTTTTTAACATTCTTATTGCTTCCGAATCTATATCATAACTTTTTACACTCCTTACTTGGGGTATTAACGCATATTGTAATGATGTCCCTCCTATATTCGCTGTTGTATCTATAAAATCTATCGGTTTATCCCCTATTATTTTTGTTATTGTTGGTAAAAACACACACTTCATTAATCGTTTACCTTGTATATCCTTTCTCATGTAACTTAAACTTTTATTCGTCCAGTGAATATCTTTTCCCAATATTATTTTATCATTTATTATTTTATTTATTTCTTCGGGAGTTTTCCCTTCGTATTTTTTTGGTATTTCTGCTCCGTTGAAAATTTTTGGAAATGCATATTCTACATTTTTTTCATATGATTTATGCAAATATGTTTGCTCTTCTCTCTCTACTATTAAATACTCTTGATCATCTATTTTCTCGTTGTATTCCTTATCTATAAAATCTGGATTTAAGCTGATGCCTGGACTCACTTTTTTGGTTAAAAACATGTGCACAGGAGGAAATGTACTAAATATTAAATTATTATCTTTAATATTAATATTTATATCTTTTTTTTAATATTTAAGTTAAGATTCGTTCTACGAACTCACAAGCTTCGTTCTACGAACTCACCGTTCTACGAACTCACTATATTAAAAAAATGATTTACATATAATCTATGCCGATCATCAGTTGAAAACTTAGTTTAATCTTGAATTTTTATTATTGGGTGATATTATTTCTGTATCACCTTTTTTATAATATTTTATTTCCATTATTATATCATTAAAATCTTTCTCCCATTCTTTCATTCCTTTTTTTATTTCGGATTCTTCTCCCATATAATATAATTTTATATTAATATATTGTGGAATTTTTATTATTTTTCCTTTTGTTGTTTTGTCTTCATATTCTTTTACTTCGTATAATTCTGCCTGCAATGTTATTAAGTTTTTTCCTCGATTTGTATATAATAATGTGAATATCGGAAATATTGCATTATTTGCCATTTCTTCTGCTGTTTCCCCTTTTATTTTTACGTTTATTTTATATGTTTCATTATAAGGCTTTAAAAATTCCCTCTTTTTGTTTTTTTCCTCCCATATCATTGGTATTAATATCATTTTATCTCCTTGCCCATTGATATCTTGAAGTGTCAAATATATTTGACGGCTGTTCATTAACATTTCATAAATAAATATTCTCGTTCCATATATAAATAATTCATGACGTTTTAGTTTGTCTTCGTCTGCTTTTTCTTGTGTTTTCCTTATCTTTTCATCGGGAATATTCATTATTATCCATTCTACCATCGATATCATATCCATGTATGATATTGCCTTTAATATCCATTCCATCGTTTTATCGAATTCGTCGGCCGAATATGTTATTAAATATTTATCGATTAATATTGTGTATATTAATTTTTTCTTTTTGTTGATTATTTGCATTTCTTTTTTTTTAATCCTTAAATTACTATTTGGCGGTCCCTTATTCTCATAAAAACATTTCCATATATCTAATTCGGTAAATGGATCGAAATCTAATTCCGAAATATACGTAAGGAACTCCCGAGACTCTGGGGATTGGGATATATTGGTATTTTCTGTGAATGAATCCTCCAACGGGGAGCACAGTGGGCGAAACTCCCCAGAGCCCCATGCAGACATCTTATTGTCTATCTTTTATTGTTATTTATTTAATTGATAATTTTTATTTGTAATTATATAATTTGTAATTTCGTAGGCGAGTTCGTAGAACGAACTTGCGTTATAAGTGCAACGAATCGTAACAAATCGTAAATGTTATGGCGACTTGTAGTTCAGACGGTTATTATCATTACGAAACTACCTGTAGGTCATATTCCGCACCGACTTGTGCCTCTGTTCACTCCAACGGAATAGATGATGGTGGTACTGTGAGTTGTGGTGTTGGGCAAGGATATCGAAGAAAATGTAAATATCAATGTGGAACAGATGCCACTTGTTGTCTCACGGGTGCACATTCTGGTACTGGTTCTGTTTGTCACCCGAATTATATTAACTTAAATGTTGATAATTGTAATACTTTTATGTCCGCAGAATGTGCAAAAGCTCCGACGAGACTTTGGAATTCTGCAGATAGATGCGGTCAATGGTGTAATGCTCATCCTACCGAATGTAAGGTTCTAAAAAAAAATCATTGTGATAAGGTGGGATCTCTTACTGATACTAATTGTAAAGATTGGTGCGCGGCTAATAATGGTTTGTGTGAGACGGCCGCTGCTGATTATTGTTCTCAACCAGCTAATAAAAATGTTCAATTCTGTGCATGTGTTAATAGCCCTCTTAGAGATTTAGATACTTTTGATAATGGGGTTCCTGAATGCTTTGATCAAAATTGTCTTAAAATTGGCTCCTATCGTACTAAAAGCGGAAGTGATATTGCTGGCCAGGGTGGAGGTGGATGCCCTGACCTTCTTATTTGTAATCAAAAGATTGATCTAGCTGCTTTGGGAGGTATTAAGATTGAGGGATCTATTGATCAAAGTTGTAATATTGATAGTGATGGTAATGGGTTTACGCCTCCAGCGGGAAATCCGCCTCCAGTAGACGATCCACCAGATCCACCTCCTGATCCACCAAATGAATTGGCAAATCCAATAGTCATCATTTTCATTGTTGTTATTTTTCTCATTATTATTGGTGTCATCATTTTTGTTCTTTTAAAAAAAAGAAATTCTGAAGAATATGAAGAAGCTGAAGAAGCTGAAGAAACTGAAGAAACTGAAGAAACTTTTTAAATTTTATGTTTCATATTTTTTCCACCATTCTGAACCGTTATTGGTTAATATTCCTTTTGAATCATGAGCTGATCCGTCCGTATCTATATATCTCTGTTTTCGTTGTGGATTAAAATGTACTTTTTTTGTTTTTGGTTTATCAATTTTAGGTAAATCTAGAGCGGAATTATTATCTTCTTCCACAATTGATTTTACTGGAATACTTTCCTGCGTAATTAATTGGTTGGTAGGTACATGCTTGCATAATATCAAAAATATTATTATTATAAATAATAATATTATTATTATTTTTGACATTAATTCTATAGTTTATATATATTATTAATTATTTTTTAATCTCCATATATTCTATATTGTTGACTTGGTGACACTTCGAAATTTTTATATTCTTTCCATATTATATTATTTAACATTTGTTTATAACTTGGTATTTTATTCTTATTTTCTTCTAAATAGTTCAAATCAAAATGATTATAAAATTTTGTTGGATCTAATTTGTCTAATATCTTTTCCACACCTACATTCTCTGTTATGTCATATATATCATATAATAAAAATAATATATCATTTTGTGGACGGGAATTCATTATCTGTTTATTATCCAATATATTACTCATTATTCCTTCTTCTTCTATCATTGAAAATCCGAAATCTATTATTTTCGGCTGTATTCCAAAATATGGTATTGCCCAATGCATTTTCTCATCTTTATATATTAAAAATTTTAAATCCATTGGGTTAAATGAATAATTAGCATCAAATTTTAACATTATATTATCGGTATGTAAATCATAATGTTTGAAACTTGGATATCTTTTTGTTATTGTATAAAGTGTATATATTATCTGGAATAATATTGATTTAAATATTACTACCCCTTCTAAACTATTATTCAAATATTTTTTTAAAAAGAATCGCAGTGTTATATCACATTTTTCTAATGCCACAAAGGCAAACCCATCATTTGATAATCCCTTCCTTATTAATTCTACATGTTTACAAAATAATCCTTGGACTATTTGAAATATATTTTCTTCGCTTGCTTGTTTATATTGCTCACATAATTTTTTATTCGGTAATATAGGTAATCCGCTACAATCTTTGTGATATATTATTCTTATTATACATGGTGATTTTTTTTTATCTAATATTTCTCTCTTTAATATTTCTAATATTCTTATTTCTGCTGTATTCTGATGCACCGTTGTTGCTGATTTTACTCCATATAATTCTGGATTGTCTTTTCGGTAAAAATTCAATTTGGTTATAAACTGGGTTCCATTTATTATATTCGTGAAAAAATGCGATGAACTATATCCTCTATACGGTAATATTGTCTTTATTATACTTATAAACTTTTTCAGATCCGAACAATCATATATTTTTATTAACTCATCTTTTATTTTTTCATACTCAATCACCTCAGTGTCGTCAGCTAACATCTTTTTGCTATATTATCTCTTATATATTTATATTTAAATCTCGTCTTCATATTCTTCATATAATTGACTCGTTTTTTTTACTCTTGTCGGAAAAATACTACCTGTCAGTACCCCCTTTATTGCTCCCAAATTCTTTATTACTATTGCCACTATTACTAACACTACTATTGCTACTATTACCGCTATCGCTACCCATACTCCGCCGATCATATCGAAAAATGCAGCCAATGGTCCTTTTGATTCCTGTGTTGACGCTTGATCTGATACCGCTTTTAAGAAATTTCCTAATGATGTTCCTTCTAGTGAATTTTGGACACATTTCATTACTACTTCTGTTGTTATTACTTGTTCTAAACGGGCTCCTTTTTCTAATTTTACACTTCCTCCTGCAGAAATTTCTATATCTTGCCCTTGTGTCACGCTTGCCGCACAATTTTGAATGAAATTTTTTGTTATGTTTGATTCTATTAATGTATGAATATTTGTATTCATAGTTGATTCCTGATTCGCAAATATTGATACTACTCCTTCTCCAGCTTGTGCTACTGCCTGTTTTATCTGTGCTTCGATTTGATTTTGCTGTTCGGTTGTACTTTCGGTACTTGCCACACATTCGACATTTATTGTTGCAGTTTGTATTTGTCTTATTGTTCCTCCAATAGTAATATCACCTCCAGCAATTATTCTTATCCTTTGAGATCCCGTATATGACACCCCACAAGCTTGCATCGTGTTTACTATCACATTTGTTATTATCTCGGTTGTGTTTGAATAGCTTACTGTACTTTCTTGACCCACTGCGTTACCCATTTTTAAAATTGAAATTTAAATTATATATTATAAGCAACATTAAAAATGAGGATTTTTAAAAATAATTCTCTTGATGTTTTACTTGATTTGACCGCTAAAGAAATGATTAATATTGAAGCGGGGACTCAACTATTTAATTACAATATGCCAATAAGTGATAAAAAGAAGGGTTATCCTTATTTTGTTAAAGATAATGTTGAATATTCTTTTAATTCTTGTGAAGGGTTTGTTTTCCTTTCGTCCTCTATTGATCGTAATTCTTTCATTAAAAAATTATTAATAATCCTTGAACGTCTTGAAAAGGGATTAGATGATCCATATAATGGTAACCATTTACTAGATTTTCAATCAATTTGTTCTCAACATCTTACTGCACTAAAAATTAAAAATAGTCAAAAACTTACTAAATATATTCAGCAAGGTGAGGGAGTTAGGATTCCTCTGTATAATATTAAAAGATTATTGGTACTTGATTATCGTGGAGATTATGTTGGTATGCAACCCAGATTCACTTGGTATTTTTGCTATATTTCTTCCTTTATTATTGATTATCATTCTCACCCACTTATTTCCAAATTTGTTAGTTCTATTTTTATTGATATTGATGATATTTCTAAATTTTCTAATACCGATCTTGATTTCAATTTCTCGTATAAATGCATCAAATCTTTTGATAATATTATTATGGTACCTATTCAAATTACTGGATTTTTTAATCATATTTTTACAAACATTAATCCATTTTATACGATGATGCCAGGTGGCGTTTTTCGGTATGAACTTATTAACAAAAATCCAGCTCTTAATAATAATTTGGAACGATTTTCTCCTATTGATCATGTTATTTATCATGCTGATTTTAATCAATTACTTATCCGGGATCCTTCTATTTGCCATTCATGTAAGTTTACTTTATATGATGATAATTATGTAGTGATATTAAATGATAGTGATTATGGCGTTGCCTTTTGTCCCCCATGCTTACATTTACAACTTCCTGCACATATTTCTTACATATTTAGGGTTACTTTTAAAACTACCGTTAGAGATGTTATTATGTCTCTACCTAGTCCAAAAAAAGATATTTTATTAGAGTTTATTGATAAGGGGTGGCATGTTTTATCGTATAATGATATTCCTTATATTTCTATTGGTGATAAATATCTTGTTTTTCATTCAATTGCTGAATATATTTATATTGGTCATCTCTTCCCTAATAAATTTGTTTGCTTTGAATCACTACTTAATTTAACTTAATTTAACTTAATTTAACTTAATTATTCCATCCAACCATATCCACAATCAGCACATTTATAATAGAATTGACTTATTTCATCGGCACCTAAACTTCTGCCAGATGTTTCCTGATATTTTATTTTTCGGCCCTTACATATTTTACATGTATGCTTTGTTGTATATTTCTCTTTTATTTGTTGTTCCATTCTTTTATTTATTATTTTAATTTCTTCTTCATAATTCTCCGGTGCTATTTCACTATTTGATAATTCCGCCACTAATTTCGGATCCAATTCTCCCTTACTTAATCTTTTTAAATAATCACCAGATCTTAAACTTGATATATGTCTATATAATTCGGTACTATATCTCTCCACAAATTCTTTTTTCGCCCAACATCTATCCATAAATTTCTCTCCACATTCTTTAACTATCTTATTCATACAATCCCTTTCCATCCTTCTTAATATTGTTTCTCGGTCTTCCTCTGATAATTCTAACCATTCTTTATTATCTTTATTTTCCCTACATACCTCTCTTAATACTTCCATCATTTTTTTCCTCTCGGTATTCAATGCTGGTCTACCTATCGTCGTCATTAGTATAATGATTAGATCGTATTATTTCAAATTTAAAAAAATATTTTAATTGATTATTGTATGGTGAGTTCGTGGGCGTTCACGCACGAAGTGCAACGAAGCTTGTGAGTTCGTAGAACGAAGCTTGTGAGTTCGTAGAACGAAGTTTGTGAGTTCGTAGAACGAACTGCCTTAAGTGCTTGAATTTTAGGGTTCAGGATCATGCGGATTCGCATATTCATCCATTCGATACTCTTCCATTGATCCTTTTAGTTTATTGATCTTCATATACGTCTTATTCACCCTTTCCAATACTAATTTCATTACATCATTCATTTCTCCTATCATTTCTTCCATACTTCTTATTCTGCGGGAAAAATTCTCCATTCTATTATTTATATTTTGTAATGATGTTTCTAAGTCATCTTCACAGCCAATAGATTCATTCTCCAAATCGGAATATTCTATAAATCCTCGACTACTTATATTATTACACGTGTCTTTATCTTTATTATCTTCTGATGGAACATTATTCGTAAATTTAGCTTTCTTCGTTTCGACTATTAATTCGGCCATATCACCTATTTCGTAATTTATATTATCTCTGTTCTGGCTGGTGTCTCCCCTTGCCCCCCATATTTCCTCTATTTTCTTTTGCAATTCTTCTATTGATTGCTCATTAGCGACTTCGACTGTTCCCACGGCCGAAGGAACTTGTGGCGGAGATTTCGTTGCACTTATAACGCCTACGAACTCACGAGCCACAACTTCGGTCTTAGGTACGGCCTCCAGTACTATGCTATTCTCTCTTCCCGTTGGAGTCTCCATTTTATCGTTTGATATTTAATATCTATATATTATTCAATTTTTATTTCAATATTTAATTTACTTACAATTTACTTATTGTTATCATATCTCTCTCTATTTCTTCCTTCCTCTTTCTTTCCATTATTGTTATTATTTCTTCCTCTTTTGCCCATTCTAAAAATGCCATTAATCCTGATTGAAATATATTATTAAATCCCTCTTTATTGTATTTTTTCCATATCGTTCCATATGTTAATGAAACATGTTCGTCGCTTCCTTCGCCATATTCCCATTTCTGGTCATTTAATTGTAATATTATATTCGGTATTTCTAATTCTGAAATTTTCGATAACCAATCCTTAACTAGTTTATATTCTGATATATCTACTCCCGATGCCCATAAATGTGCGGTATCTATTCCTAATCCTATTCTATGATAATAGCTTTTTGTTTTTATTATTTTAAATAATGCTTTTATATTTTTTAGTTCGGTATATTTATATTTATCAGTTTTCCCATAACTATTCATTTCTAAATAGATTGTTACCAGTGGTAGATCTAACCTATCTACAATTTCTTGGGAATTAGATACATCGTTTTCTATTATTTCATCTAATGCTGAGACTATTTTATTCACTGATTTATTCGGTAAATGTATTATTAATCCTTCTGCCATTATTTCCCTACTTATTTCTAATTCTTTTTTTATATTCATTATCGTAAATTTATGCCTATATCCGTATAAATGGTCCAAATGTGATCCGTGCACTAATTTTTTTACTCCCATTTCCTTTATTTCCTTTTTTTCTTCGGGGTTATATATTTCGTAAGAATTATTCGGACCTATTACATAAATCTGAATATATGTAAATCCATATTTTTCTATTAATTCCTGTTGCTCTTTTATATTTATTTTCTCTCTTATATGATAACCTAAGTTCATTTTTGTTGCTATATATAAAAAAATATATATTCTGATATTATGTTGAACTTATTTATTATAGTGTTAGTCAATATTTTAATGTATTTTTGAGTGTTTTGAGCGGTTTGATATTTACTATTATTGAATTATCTAAATTTTCGTTTAGATAAATATTCATGACGGAATATTCGTTGTCAACTAGACCGCACACATTACTAAAATCATATTGTAAAGTGCTATTAATTATACGATGTTCTTCTTTGAATATTTGTTTAGAGTATTGATTACCCGAATCTATTGCTTCATTGGTGATTATTGAATCTATTGCCATAATCCCCAATATCAAATAGATCTTTTTTTATTATAATAATATCAATTTCAATTTTTTATCTGATATTTAATTTAAATATTTCCCTTATTCTATCTCCACCTTCTTCTTTTTCTATTTCGCCAGTTAATTTATTTATGAGTTTCATATAATATATTACATTACCAGTTTTTTTTCCATGTTCATCCAATTCTTTTGTCCATATTATATATTTATCATTTACCTTATATGATTTTGCTAATATTTCTCTAAATTCTTCTATTTCTTTAGTACTCATTGGTTTGTTGAATACCGGTTGCAAATCAGTCATTATGATTGATCTTTATATTATTTATGTTATATATTTTAAATATATTGAAAATCCGTCATAATATAAAAATGCTAATGCTTCCGCTGATACGAATAATTTTACCTTATTATTCTGATTTATTTTATTCTCTGAGTCATATTTAAGATAAAATTCTTTCGCTCGTGATGTTTGTAAATATCCAGTCATCATTTTTCCGCCAGGTAATAAATTAAATGGTGCTATCATTTTGCCACAATCATCAGGAGTTACTATGTGCTCATTCATTAATGGTATATGTTGATTATAAAATGCTGGAGATAACATTGGATATAATTCGACACCAAATGCTTTAAATCCTACCTTTTCAACCACATTTCCACATTTTAAAAATTTTATTGTTCTTATCACTACCTGTTGTACTGGATTAACTATTGGATTATTAATTACTGTTACGTGCGGTAATTCTTCCACTGTTATCTTTGAATATTTATGCCAATTATCAAACGATTCTTCATTCTCCAATGGTTTAAATCCAAATTTCAAATATTCTATTCCATATTTTAGTCCACTTAGATGAATTTCTCCTTCACTACCGCTTAATATTTCGATATGTCGTTTATTTATTTTTATCACTGACATTAGTCTCCTATTCATAAATAGATCGTGAATCTCCGAATTCACATATATATTCTTTGTATATAATTCAATTCCCTCTATTTTAAAACTTGTTATTCCTGATGACACCACATTGTCGTTCACATCTATCGCCTGTATTATTCGCCTTAATGGTGCCAGATATATATCTATATTTCGCTGTGCTGTTCTTATTAATATATTATTTAAACTACTACTCACATCTCTATTAAACCAAAATAATAATGGTATCCATAATTCTAATTTTGGTTGATAAAATTTTGGAGTTTGGGCTCCATTCTTATATTCTAATTTTTGTTTTACTTGCTGGTCAACCATATAAAATTCTCCCTGTAATGTATCTTCACGCCCCAATGATCGGTAATATCCTATTTTTTTACTCGGTTGCACATGAAAATCGTTGAATGATATATCATCGGTCACATAATCTGCTATATCTAGATTATCTACATTTAATGTTGTCCTTTCAAATAGCCGCATTCCTGGTAAATCACAATATCTATATCGCAATGATCCTTCTGGTGCATTTTCTTTTATTCCTATTTCTTGAAATAATACTCGTACAACCATATCATTTAACCAATGTCCTTCATTTCCCTGTAAATTGAATCTTATTTTTGTTGTATTTGTTCCATCGACTAATTGTGTTATCCCACCATCTCCTTTTAATGTTTTAAAATATTCATAGGCTATCGCCACATGTGGTCGATATGTTGATACCATCGCAAAATTATGCGTTTGTGATATATCTTTGACTGTTGGTCGTACATCTTCCAAATTTCTTTTCTTATTCTCTTCTTCTATTTGTTTTAGTCGTTGTCGTAATTGTTTTGTTAATACTAAATAACTATCTTGTTCACCCGAATATGAATCCAATATTATATAAATACCCTTTGACATTTTAAAATTTGATTCTTATATAATATTATATATAAAGTCTATTTAAATTTTAATTAAAGTAAAATGTTGAATACTGGAGGATTAAATATTAAATTATGCAATTGGGGGTTAGTTCTTAAATTAGATGATCTTAAAAAAATTCTAAATCATGATTATTTTAATTTTCTTAAAAAATTAACTATTAAAACTGAACAAAAAGTTGGTCCTCCTAAAATTGCTCACTCTTATAAATTTGTTTCGTGTAATAATACCAAATATATTTGTCTTCCCAGAACTCTTATTAATTCTTTCATTAATTTTGATTTAGCTACTGTTATTGATAATAAACTTTCTCTTGGTAGTCGTACACTTGATGGACGCGTTGATTTTGTTGGTAATCTTTTCCCGAATCAATCACTCATTTGTGATTGGCTTTGTCAAAATATTTTTACTAAAGAAAAAATCTCTAAAGGTGATGCTGGTTGTATTATTGATCTTATGGCTGGTCTTGGTAAAACTTTTGTTGCTGGTGGTGTTATCGAAAAATTAAAATTACGCACACTTTATATCGTCCCTCGTATTCATTTACAACAACAGGCTATTAATGATTTGACTCCTATTTTAGATTGTTCTGTTATTGGTTCTTCTGCTGATATTTCGGAAGATATTTCAGTTGTTGTTATTAATTCGGCTCTTAAATTTTCAGATGATGTTTTTAATTCTTATGGCTTGGTTATATTCGATGAAATTCATATGTATTGCGGACAAGTATTCAGAAATATTTTCTTTAAAGCTCAAACTTCTTGTGTTTTAGGCATGACTGCTACTTCCCATCATCGACTTGATAATTTTGATTCTCTTTATTATAAATTGGTTGGCCCAGTTGTTTCGGCTAAGGATTTACCGAATTATGATCCTGATATTGATCGTTTTAAGGGAGAAGTAAAAGTTATATTATTTACAGGCCCAGTTAAAACCTTTTATAATGATAAAACTGATAAACCTGATACTCAAAAAACTATTGGACAATTTATTGATGATGATAATAGAAATAAATTAATCGTTCGTGAAGCAAAACTTTTATATAATGATCCTAATTCTTTTACTTATATTTTTGTTGAACATAGAAGACATGTACTTAAACTGTTTGAACTTATTTCTAATGAATTGGGAATAGATGCTGTTAGTGATATTTCCTCATTAATGGGTAATGCCTCTGATAATGATCGACTACTCGCTACTAAATCCCGAATTATTGTTACTACCTATTGTTATTCCGGAACTGGTATTTCTTATGTTCGAATGAATTCTGCTATCTTTGCCACTCCTAGACGCTCTAATTATGAACAAATTTGTAGACGTGTTACCCGTAAAGGCTCCGATACTAATATCATCCGAAAATATGTTGATATTGTTGATACCTCTTGCTTTCTCAAATATCAATATTATAGTAGAAAAAAAGTTTATGATTATTTTAATTATGATATTCACAAATCATCTATTAATTCAAAGGATTTATAAATTTATTATGATATGGTTAAAATAATATGTTATATACACTATTTTTTATTGTTCTCTGGTTGGAGGGATTGGGTATTCATTTCACATTAATGAATACTCTTTTTTTATTTAGAAATTAAAGAATTTAAGATCATATTAAGTTAGATAAAATACTTTTTTATATTATGTATTTATATATATATGTATATAAATTATCACCGACCCATACATGACTGAAATTAAAGTTATTGAATTAAAGGAGGATATTAAAAATTTTCATAAATTTACACCTGATGATTTAGATTCTTTTATAGATAGATTATCCCTTATTAATATTGATAAATATCATTTGGATAATTTTAAATTCATGATTCAATTATTTATTAATTTTAAGGATCTACTTAATCATCCGAATATTAAGGAACTATTATTGAGAAAAATTATTTTAATTGGTCAAACTTTCTTTCGAAAAAAATCCAGTCGTGATGCTGGTTCTTTTGTCTTGATTCCTATCATTACTAATGATAAAAAAGATTTAAATTCTATCAGGGTACATTTTGATATTCCTATATTTTGCAATGTTATATTAAAAAATGTGTATTTTAATTTTGTTTCCGCTGTTGGTCAAGAAATTATGGTTGTTGGTCTTCAGATGAATCCTTTCTGTTCTAAGGATTCCGATTATTATCTATCTGACGAATTTAATATTGGTCTTTTTAATCATGATTATTTGGCCAAATCGTGCTCTTTTCTACCCGATTTACCTACGCCATCTAATTTATCGGGAAAATCTATATTTTTCTTTAAAGATGATCCTAATATTATTGATAATATTTTTGACTTTTTTATAAAATATATTAAATATTTTTATTCATCTGAAAATCAACTCAAAATTAATTCTATTTTAAGTATTAAATCACAAAAAGTATTATTACAGATCCCCATTAAGCACAAATATGGCGAACTATCCTCGTTAATTGATCCTAAATTGATGCGATTTATTAAATTAATTGATGATTTACTTAAAATTAATAGTTATGTGCAAACGTCTTATTATAAAAGTAATTTATTACATACTCTTCATTCGGCTAATTTATTTAACATTTATTTTATATTTCTTATTTTAGGCTCAGATAATGAAATTCTTAATGCTATTCAAAATTATCGTGAGAGTCTTTTAAGATCGGATGCTATCAAAGCTAATTTACGAAAAAAGATCAATGCCCTTAATCTTCTTATCAGTTACAAATCTATTATCGAGGATAAATTCGGTATTCAAAAATTAAAAGAAATTGAAAAATCTATCACCAAGGTTGGACTTTATAAAACTGTGCTCACATCTTCATCTCTAATTAATGCTTTACCTGATAAAGAAAAACAAATGGTTATTAATATTTATGAAAAAAAATTAAAATATATTGAAGAAATTGCCAAAAATAATTGTCCTCATGTTAAACTTTATCGTAAATTCAGATCCGCGAAATTTATTGGAAATATTTCTAATATTTATGCTGATTTGAAAAAATTCTTTAAAGTTAATAAAATTGTTAATTATTACACTGATAAAAGAAATCTTAAATCTTTAACCGATATTAATAATACTTTTATTAAATGTAATAATTGTGGTTTCGATCTTATTTGTCCTCATTTTGCTGATTATACTGAACTTCAATTAGGATCACCTAATCTTTCATTCAATGATTTTAAAAATAAATTATTCATGTATATTGATCAAATTCCTTATCTCGGTAATTATTATTGTTTTATTTGTGGAGAAGTTATTGCTAATGCGGAAATTTTCGAAACTGATAAAGTTACTATCGATGAATTTTCACTTAGATCCTCTATTGATGATGAGTTAAGAAAACAAATGTGGGGAGAAATGCTCGGAACTATTAGAAATTTTAATTTTAACCCTGTTGTTGATTCATCAAAAATTCATAATGATATGGTTAATGTTTGTTATGATTATATTGCCGATATCGAACAACAACTTATCAAGTCCAAAACTAATACTTCTGAAGATATACACAATAAAAAAAAATTATTTATTACCATTTATGCTTATGCTTATATGGTTAATTTTGTTATTAATAATAAAAATATTGATGTTTCTCTCAAATTTTCTAAAAAATTATTAGATAGTTCTAAACTTATTGATTTACTCAAACATATACTTTTTGCTATCATTAATACTAAAAATATTTTAATTAATAAGATTTCAGGTATTACTTCCGAATTTATTAAAAATAAATTAATCGATGCTTATAAATTAGTCTCTGGAAAAATTTCTATTATACCTACTCATATAACTACTTATGATTCTTATAATGATATTTTAATTGATCCTATTTATAAATATATTTTCTTTATTACTCATTTAGGCAAAGCCTATAAAAAATCTGATGAAGTTAGTCAATTAGAAAAAATACTTAACATTAATTTAAAGAAGGATCTATTAAGTTATAATGATATTTATGATCATATTGTCGCACCTCATCTTTCATCCGTTGTGGCTTTTGATTCCATACCTAATTTCGAATATGGAAAATCTATTGATCTTGATAAAATTATCAAAAGTTATAAAGCTAAAAGTTTTCATCATTTTTATGATAAAATTAAATTATCCCTGCCTTTTACTTTTATTTATGATGATTCCGGAAATTTTTCTGATCCTTTTTTGAAATATTCTAAATCTTCTTCTGATATTCTATTTCATGAATCTCAACTTAATCTGTTTTTACATACTTTTCAGACTTTTTCTTCTGGTCAGTCTTATGTTGATTATTCTTTTAAATATATTCCAACTTCTCTGGGATTGTTATTCGATGAAAATGGACAGAAACATCTTTGGAATATTTTTATCTTTAATTCTTTAGAATTAACTAAGTTTGATTTAATTAATAAAACTGATCTTAAATATCCTTTTGATGATATTAGATGCTCAGTTTGTGGCATATTAAGATCCGACAGTAATAAACTTAGTTCTGATAAAATTATTCAGTCACTCAAATTTAGAGAAGATATTGAAAATTTCTTTAATTTTTATGAAAATAGATGTCCCGAAGGTGGATTACATACTTTTGTTAATGATATATGTAGTAAATGTAAATTTTCTCCTAAATTTCTCAAAAATATTTATTCTTCTGATGCTAAACTTTTTTATGATGAATACAAAGAAAAATATCTTATCGAAAAAAAAGAAGCTCACATATATGAAATTAAAATTCTTAAAAAAGAAATTAAACCCTCCCTTGATTTTTCTGATCAATTTAATAAATGGAATTTTAATTATAATTCTGTTCTAGAATTTAGCAAACTTCTTAAACTGAATAATTATGCCCTTGTTAATCTTGCATCCATTGAAAAAATTAATTATGATGATGTTCTTAGTGGGTCGTATATTCCTCTCGAAATTGATAATGTTAATAATCCCAGAATATTTAAGCTTGATTCAT